GAGGAAGTCACGCTCTTGTCGAACTCACCGTTGGATGGGGATGAGAGGACATCACTAGGCTCTGTCCTGTCGTATATCCCCTTGTCCGTCAAAGAGTTCTTGTCTGCGCTGACATCTACCAATAGCCTATGGAACACAGATTCGTGACTGGTGCTAGGGGAATGGGATGCAGTGATAATCTGGGGAGTGGTATTAGGATACACATTAGTGCTGACTCCTATGTATAATTCCTCTCCATCAGTCAGAGCAGTGGCCCTGTTTTCATCAAGCGTTATGTCGTTGCCTATGGCAGACACTATCCCAACGAACGAGAGATTAGAGTTGTATATCGCATCATCCACCGCCACGTTAGGGTGAGAGGTAGTATCCCCTGTGGTTGTGATTGTGCTACCACCACCTGATGACTGATTACCAGAGGCGGTTATGCCAGTGGGTGTCATGGGTTTGTAGTTGATTGGGGTGAGACTCTCATCCAATTCCTCATCAGACTCGTAGCCCTCACTGACATCCCCAATCAGGGAATTGGGTAATGCTAGGTTGCCCACTAAGTCGGAGCCCTCCATTCGAGTGTCTATGTATCCACCAGCGGAGTATAGCATGACTGGGGTGCTTGAGGTGACTGCTAACTCTATGAGTTCGTAGACGGTGGTCGTACCAGTGACAACGGTATCACCTGCCGGGACCGTCTTCTCCACCATCAAGAGCGGTTGAGTAGTACCACTCATGCTAGCACCAGTCAGGTCTATCGCGTTGTAGTGTACCTGCACGAATGGTGCTAGGTCGTAATTACTCAATGATGGTAGATGCAGAGTCGCTATCCTGCTCTTCTCACTAGGCCTGAGGTGGGACCTTCTAGTCTCCGCGTTTATGTTACTCAAATCGCTGGGGACGGGTCCCTTCAACATGAATGCCTTGTAGTCGAATGAAGGCCCTCCTATAGCCAGAAGTTTCCTCTGAGCCTTAGGAAGCCCATTGTTGAAGGTAACTGTGCATCTGCCGCTATTGGTAATGGACTCCACCTCTACCACGTTCTGCTCTCTGAAAACGTCAACCCTGCTATTGACCGTTATCTGCTCACCTGCGCCAGTCTGCCCAGCACCATACATGATGTCTATGAGGTCAGCAGAGCCATCCACTTTCTGACGTATCACCTCATCAGTCGCTCTAGGTAGCATTCTCAGGAACTCATGACCATCAACGTGATTGACCGCATGTCTACCGCTATGGCCTATCTGGAAATCCTCATTGACACCACTGGTCCATGCTCCTGCGAAGGGGTTGTTGGTGTCCTTGTCAGTAGTGGACATCCTGCTTGAGTATACGAATCCATGTTGGTCGAAATTGCTTTCGTCTATGACCATCTGTCCAGTTCTGTCTATGGCTTGTGAAGAGAAGTGAGGTGGTTGGTATGGTCTACCTGTACCACTATCCACCAATAGGTCTGCGCCTATGACAACGAAGTAGTTATCCACGCCAGATGAACGTGTGTGTAATGCGCTACGAAGGCCATTGGCGGAGTTGGGGAAGTCTAGGTGTATGCTAGATACCAGAAGATTGCCTGTGCTGGCGTTTATGCTATGCAGCCTGACTCTCTCAGGGGGCCTACCGTTTGGCTTCTTGGTCTTGAGGTTAATAGCACCGGCATTGATGAGCAGGTTGTATGGGGTATGTGATATGGCATGGGTGGTGAGAGCCCCAGCAGATTGGTGGTAATCCAGTACCTTGTAGTCCCCTCCAGAGTAGTCGTTGTCGCTTGATTTGGAGAAGACGTAGTTGCCTGACACTGTCGATAACCCAGTCAATTGCTTCGCTAGAGCAGTGGCATCAGCAGAGGACATGCTGATTTGTGATACGGTCACGCTAGAGGCATCCATAGTGGTATTGCTATTCGCTATTGATGAGAACTTGTATATGCCCCCTATCGGTGCTATGGGTTCCTCGAACCTGTATAGCAGCAACGTACTGCCATTCTTCAAAGGTGCAGACCTAGATATGACCTCGTCAGTGAAATCAGAACTGATGTGTATAGCCTCCATGACCCCTCTGAACTCCCCACCATGACCTCCGACATACAGATGGGAATTACTCTTAGCCATCTTGACTAGCCTGTTTCTCAGGCTCTTGTATGCCATCAGTTTACCATTGACGTACAGTTCCACGGCATTCGCCCTGACCGTACCCACGATATGGTACAAGGGCCTATGGTCTATGTTGAGGGAAGTGGCATCTTCAGAGGAACCGTCATACCTATTGTAGGAGTCATGTATCCCCCTGAACTCCGTTGGTGGGTATACCGTACCCTCGTAACCACGATTAGCCACAGGGGTGGCAGTGGATAGAGAGATGAACTCAGGACCGCCTTCGCTTTCTAGGAAGACATCGAATCTCGCTGGTCCGGGTGAGTCCACATCTCCCATGTGCAAGGAGAACTGACCCTCCTTGGAAACCACAACACCACCACAGTCTGGAACTACCCAAGCCTCTATGCATATACCGACATTGAGCAAACCGGAGAGCGTTCCATCGCTGCGTACTTGGTCGTTGGTTCCTAGCACGTTAGCCATGCTCTTGGTCCCAGAGCCAGTCTCCTCACCCAAACCACTCATAGCACCTTGCGGGACTATGATGCTATCAGACACGCCATCGAACATGAATGCGTGATTTGAGCGTCCTAGAACCGGCAATCATCCCACCTCATATCGACCTATCAACAGGGATGAAGTGAAGGACGAAGTTGTAGACATTCTGCCCAGCCTCGTATTGGATGTCGAGTTTGTTCACCACGCCCTTGATACCAGCCCTGTTACCGAGTTTGGTCAAATCAGCGCTAGCGAGGTTTGTGTTGCCTTCACTCCCCTTGCTCGTCCTAGTCTCACCCCATCCCGTTGGCATGATGAAGTTCCTAGCGACATAGGTCTCGCCATTCGCTTGGATAGATGAGTTGTATGGTATCTGCAAACCGACTATGTAATCACTACCATAACCCCCGCTCTCTAGCATCATGCCGACACCAGCAGAAGCCACCCCTACCCCCACTCCTACGCCGACACCAGTGGGGGAGGAAGCGATTGCACCAACGACACCACCAACGACCAGACCAGCACCTGCTACGGTCTTCCAAGGCCCTGTCTTCTTCATGTTGTTGGAGAGCCCATACAAGTCCATCGCCTTGTCACCGGCAGACCTCTTAGTGGCAATAGAACCCCCAACGAAGTCAGTGACCATAGGGGCGCTGAAGCCAGCAGTCGGGTTGGAGAAGGAGGGGGTGTTATTGGCTCCGTCTGGGCCTGTGGCCTTCTGTGTGATTTTGACCGAACCACTCTCACCGGATGCCTGAGAGTCTACTACTGCTGCCGAGAACTTCGCATTCAAAGAGGACTCTCCTGTTATCAGGCTGACGAGGTTCCCTGCTAGACCTGCTGCGGTGAGAGTTCCTGTGGGGTTGATTCCGAAGACTAACGACCCATTTGTGCTATATGTGTATGTACCGCTAGACTCCTTCTTGAACTTGATATTGAACCTAGCACCATCAGTGGATTGTAGTAGGAGAGATGCGTTGCTATATGTGACCCCTGAATCGACATAGGAGTTAGTGGAGGAGAACATTGTGACTATGTTGCCTTGCGTGGTGGAGGGGTCAAGCGCATAGCGCCCTACAAGGAACGACTGCTTCACCATACCTCCTCTACCTGAGGGATGACTCATCCAAGCCATGGTTGATGTGAAGTCCACAAAGGCAGAAGCAGCAGTGTCCTTTCCTATTATCTCCTTGTCATCAGTGAATACGCCATTCATAACTATGAGCGCCTTGTTCATGTTCATGTCCAATCCCCACCTCTGACCGCCTGAGAAGGGTACGCCCATACCCCCAGCCTTCCTCTGTGTGGTCATGGCTATCTGCGTGGCATCTAACTCGGTCAGACTTCCATTCTCATGGACCAATCTGATTGGAACCCCATTTCCAGCAGCCATTAGACGAAACCAGCCCCACTAGTATATGCGCTTCCGCCCTGTAGATTGAACTCGTCCACCATCAATTGCCCCATCTCCTTCGCTAGGTCCCTAGCATTACCGTCTACTACACCACTGACATCGAAGGTCATGTTGAATGTCTGAGTCACAGTAGCACCTCCAGTATCCTTGGAATCACCACCGCCGCCGGGGATATAACCAGTGACTTTGTCCACGACACTCATGAAAGCGCCTGTGATTGCATCCTTTATCTTCTTGACAATGTCCCATAGTTTCCTGAAGGGTTCTAGGATGGAATCTCCTATACCACCGAGCATATCCCTCGCATCATCCCTGAATTTAGCGAATCTTTCCAATAGCCCAGCGATTTTGCCAGAGACTTTCTCCCTTAGTTCACCGAAGGACTCCACGAGACCAGAGGGGATGCCCATGATTCTCTCTCTCAGACCCCCTAGTTTTTTCTCAATATCATCTCGAAGTTCTCCCATCCTATCTGGTAACCCACCGAATGCATTTGAGATTTCCTCGATTGCGTTGTTGAATTGTTCTCTGAAGAAGTTTATGAGCGTCTGGGCCTTCTCTATCCAAGGGCCTAGGATTGGCTCTAGATGCTCGTTCCAAACGTCTTTTACCGCATTGAAGGCCCTAGTACCCGCTTCGGTGAACTTGTTCCATATCTTACCTAGGACTCCTGAGACCTTGCTTAGACCGGACTGTATACTGTTCATCGTGCTTTGCATCAAATCTGATGATGCAGACATGCCCTTTAGCGTGGCAGCGATTGCGATTAGTGACATCAGAAGTCCTCCCTTTCTAGGAATGAGTAGTCGAACGAGACTACCTCATTACTACCAGACCTCTGTATCATCTCTTGCTTCTCCATCTCCTTCTGTTGCACTTCATCTACTGCTAGAGCCCATGCTACTGATTGTCTGAAGAGCATCTCGTCCATCTCATATACCTCTTTCAGTGAAATCCCATAGTGTTTGGCTACCATGTAGGCGAACATTTGAAGTTGCAGCGAAATATCCTCAGGAGTCTCTATCGTCTTACTCTTGAGGAATCGCTGAACCTTCAATTGTTCGCTTTGGTAAACCCCCCTTGCATAGCCTCCGCCATTTCTTCTGGCTTGGGTAGGAGAGCACATAGTTGCTCACCCGCATAGGTGTTGAGTTGGGTCATCTCTTCTGCGCTTAGTTCTGGTTGAGTCCCTACTACCCAGTTGGTGAATGCGTACTTCCAGTACGCCTCAAGGTCTAGGCTCACACCATCAGCGCTCACCACAAACATCGTTTGTGCTGCTTTCTGGACATCTAGGAATGTAATTTCCCTTATCCAGACCAGCATGGTCACTTCCGGGTCATCCGGGTCAGCGCTTATCTCATACTGGTGGTCATTCTTCTTCGTCAATATCTTGCTTTTCTCCACTATCGGCATTTTCTTTCACTTCCTCTGTTGCAGCCTCTTCCAAGGGGGCATCTGACGATTCCTCAGCAGCCTCTTCCGAGGGGGCTTCGGTCTCATCTTCTTCTGGTTGCGTTTCCGTGATTCCATCATCGTCTCTTCTGAGTCTCAGAACGACTTCTGCTTTGGTTCCACGAATGGTTAGTCCTCTTTCCCTACAGATGTCCTGTAGTTCTCTAATTGTGTATGAATCGTAATCATTGAAGGTGAATGGGGAACCAGCACTGGTGTCATCATCGGAAGGCTCTTCGATGTCCTCTTCGGGCTCATCTCCCATCTCAATATCGGTAATCTCATCGCTAACGACCTCTAAACCTTCCACTTCCAAAGCCGCTTCTACCCATGTAGGTGAGAGCAGACCCTCGATATACCTGTCTATCTCTGGTCTGGATGACATCTGATACACATGGTCCTCTACGTTCACCCCTGCTTGTTGCTGGAGCCAAGAGATGTAATCCACCTTGCTATGTCTTCTGAAGAAGGAGACTCTGATTTTGGTGAGTGGCATCATCTTCATTACCTCAGGAGTGGAATACCGTATCAGTGGAGTGAACTCTGATAGACTTCGGTGCTATCTTGAGAGCGCTTCTTATGGGTCCCTTGTCCTCAGGTACTGGTAGAGGGGCCTCAGTGATGAAGTAGTCGTCTATCACTATGTCTAGTGACTCCTTGGTCCCAGTGCCTCCTTGCTTGGTGAATGATAGCCTAATCATATCGGAGTCCGTGGTGTCTGTGGTGGTGTCATCGTAGTTCTCCACCGCCCTACGCATGTTGTGGTAGAACACAGGGTCATCCACTATTATCTCCAAATCTAGGTTGTATTCGGTCTTGCCTTCCACTGCTATTGCTGGGTTCCTAGTACCTGCGAATGGGGTCTGGTCAGTCTCTGCATCATCGACATTAGCACCCGTTATGGTGTAGAACTGCTGGACACCAGTAGACCCATTGAGTGTGAAACTGGTGACTTGACCCAATGTCACGCCCTTGACCTTGATGAAGCCGTTGTAGAACATGAAGGGTTTCTGGGTCCTCTTCGCTATTCCTGCCTTCTTCCTATTGACTAGGGTCTCTCCTGTGTCCTCGAATAGCCTATGTGAGTTGTATCTGTCTCCCTTAGTGCCTTCCAGCCTACCTGTGTCAGTGTAACAGAGGGCTGAGTCGAAGTTCACGGTCATCCTGAGGGCGGCATCTGTATCTGCCTTGAGGGAGAAGTCCTTCACCTTGCAACCCCTGAATACACGAGTGAGTTGCTTCGTGTCCGAGGCACTGCCATCAGTCACCTCATCAGTAACGGGACTAGTTGTGGACCCAGAGGTATCAGTATCATTCCTCCTTATGCTGACCTCCATGGCGAAGGACGGCACTGTGGAGCGTGAGAACATGATTTTCTCCACCGGGTTCTGTATGGTGGCATAGGAAGCGCTGCCAGATGTGGTTACTAGGTTCGGGCTACCCTTGGTGTTATCAGCGTTATACTGCGTGAAGTAAATCGCTGAGGCTGAGGGGTGTGAGAAGCAGAATGGGTCATCGACCCAGATGTGTCCACCCTCTATCGCCGCTATCCTCCTTATCTCCGTCTTGGTGGACTTGCTGATGATGCTATCAGCACCATTGACGGGCCACACTCCATCGCTGGAGGTCTCCCTGTGCGTGTTGATGTCTATGAGATTGGCATCGGATGCCCCTGCTCCCTCAGGTATCCAGACGTAGTCACCCACTGCTGGTGCTACGTCTCCAGCGAGTTCGGTAGCAGCCGTCCCTGAGTATTTGAAGTACGAGTCTCCGGGGTTGATGGAAGTCGAAGTTGCTACTGTTACTGCCGCGTTGCATAGCGCCGCAGGACTGTAGTATAGGGTCTCTCCTGCGGTGATGGCGGTCTTGGTCCCGCCACCGAATGTGATTGTGCTACTAGCATTACTATCGGAAGCAGCAGTGATGTGTCCGATATACTGACCGTACTGGTTGAATGCGGCATCACCTGCATCCAATCCTGTAGGAACCTGACTGAGTCCTACGACTGTCGAACCGGACGCTACTGCTTGGTCAGAGTCAGCGGTTCTACCAGATGTCACTATCGGCATCTTGACGGACTCGTGACCCAAGGCGTAGTAGAACCACCTAGAGTTGTGTATGTTGGCCTCGAAGGACCCCCCTGTGTTGATGAATCTGCCCGGAACCTGAACTGCCACATCACGACCAAGACCAACGACATGGAACCTCTTGAGGTCCACCTTGGTCTCCGGTAGTGCGACTGTCCCCACCACTCCAACGAACTGGTCAGTCAGGACTGATTCAGTCGCTTCGTCTGCATCGGCGTGATGTCCCATGTTCACATCCATGGTAGGGGTCTTGAAGGGGAGTATGTGCATCTCACCTGAGGAATTGGTGTGGGTGTTCAATGGGCTACCAGTGGAGTGGTTACTGCTCAACGCCGGGGAGAGGGTTAGTTGGGTCTTGGTCTGCTTGACTATCGTGAAGGTCTTGCCGCCCTCCTCGTAGTTGTCCTTAGAGTTGAAGACTGCTCCTAGATTGGAGAAGGCAACCTTGCAACCCACTAGCATCCCCAACGGGAATTGTATCTCCTCATCGGCGTTGACAGGAGTGCCATCAGTGCCAGTGTCGAAGTAGACCACGCTCGTATCCGCTATCGTATCCTTGGCTCCGAACAGGATTTGAAGGTCATTGGTCCCCATGTTATCCTCTAGGACGATACCTGATTCATGTCCGAAACTTATCTCGGACAGGTCACCTTTGTAGACTGTAGACGGCGGCATGGCTTCCTCTCACCTCATGGGATTAGTTCTGCAAAGATAACTACTTCTATTTGAAAGGTCGTTCTGAACAACATTTTGCTCCTATCTGACAAATCCGTCCTCGTTTTGAACACCAATCTGTCGAAGTTGATTCCATCCCCCTTCCTCTTCGTATGAATGCATCTCCTTATCTCGTTCTCCATCTTCTGCATGTGCTTCCTGCTCTTAGTGGTCCTCGCATCCAGAGTGATGTTAATTCTAGTGGTGACGAAGTCATATAGCATCTCAGGAGTCTCTTCGTTGTGTGCGGTCTCGAACACTAGGACGTAGTCCTTGTTAGCCATATCCAACCTCTTACCCCTAGAGGCAGTGACATCTGCTATATCCATTACCACTGGTTTGAAATTGTCAGTATTGCCCCTGTTCCAGTTCTCCTCAAGAACGGCTTGTATTACATCTATACCCTCAAGCCAAGTAGCCGTCATCAATCCACCTTCCTGAGTATCTTGCGGTTGATGTAATGGAAGCCCATCTCCTCCATCTTAGGATTGGCTTCTGTGAGCATCCTCTCTTCTACGTTCTTGATTATCCTCTCTCCTCTATCGAAGGAGATTGGTTGCTTTGTCCCTTCATCGAGCATAACCCCATCAACCTTGATGATGCCATCGTCTCTCATCTCCTGTGCTTCCTTGAACTCCCTCAAAGCAGAGGGTTCGCTAGCGAACATGAGTCTCATGTTCTCCTGAGCGTCATCGTCCTTGGCTAGTTCCTCGTTCATCTTGAGCATGATTTGCTTTGATGTGGTCTTATCCCTCTCCTCAACCAAAGTTCACTACCTCCATGTATCTAGGTAGTGTTCTGTCTATGTCTTGCTTGTAGAGTTGAATCTTGGATGCTAGGTCTACGTTCTGTGTGCCTTCTGGAATCAGTACGCTCCTGTCATCACTCAGTAGTAGGTCGATAGCCACCATCTTGGTGCATATGTCCTCTATGGCCTTCTCCAGATACCTCTCTCCGTAGATGTATGCGACCTTGATTGCGTTCCACTCGAAGAAGGGGTATGAGTTGTTGAAATACACAATACCCATCTCGTTGTCTATCCACCAGTCTCGCAGTCTACCTCTATCGCCGCTTCCGCTACCACCTTGCAGGTCTACGTTGAATATGTGCTGGCTTATCTTAGTCCCTGTAGTATTGAGAGTGGTAAGAGGGGTTCCATTCTCATTTACGCAACCAGTGAAGGTTCCCCAAGCAGTGACCGCACCTGTGTCAGGATGGAATGTGGTTGCAGTCTTACCTGTGTATGAGACTACCTCATTACCCACTTGCAACAAGCCCTTCTCCGTGAAGCCACTGGTATTGGATGCGGTGGTGGTAGCGACCCCATCCTCGTAGGTGTAGCCCAGAGTGACTGTATGAGGACCTGAGCCTGAGACGCTGGCGCTGTATGCAGTGGCTGAGGATGCCTGTCCTATTGTGATGTTAGTGGCATCACTAGTCGCTATGGTGCATGTCTCTCCAGCACCTGTGGAGCGCATGCTCGTTATCTTCACCTTACCACTCCCGTAGTCGGAGTTGGCAGTGGCTAGGAACTCGTTATGAACCGCTACGTTGGTAGTGCTTCCTTCTAATTTGAAGGCCGGGTCGAAGGCAACCGCAGTCTTACCGACCCTGTCCTCCTTGTTGATGAGGTCAGCGAGGTTCTGTGCGGTGGTTATCTTGTCGAAGTCGGACCTCCATGCCCCTGTCCCTGTGCCGATTGATAGAGTGGCTACACTCCCATTACCGGGAGAGAGGTATATAGAATCACCAGAGAGGGCATTGTAATCAATGATATTCACATGCGCTTCAGCCGCTCCTATCTCCCTGTAGGAGTCTCCCTGCCACAGTTCCAATCTGAGAATCTGCTGGATGTTCCTGTATAGTAGGGGGGAAGTGCCAACGTAGTCCGTGTAGTACCTCCTCCTGTAGGGTTTGTAGGTATCGAAGTTGATGTATTCGGCAGACACAAGGTTCGGCCTCCAAGAGTTATGTGTCATGTTGTCTATCCGGTCCTGCATCCTCTTGATGATTGCATTGACCTTGTCCTTGGTTATACCTCGATTCCTACCATTGGTGAAGGATGCCTCGTTCTGGACGTATGTGTTATCTGCTGCTTGGTATTTGCTCACATCCAATCCCTCGCTGATGAAGCCCAATGCAACCCCATTTGATGTAGAGGAGATTTCTGTGATTGTAGCAGAGAACCCCATGGGGTCAGCATCACTGTAGATGAGTATGGAATCATCGACAGAGAAGCCTGTGTTCCTGTAATCAGTCCCTGTGACATACACCTTGGCTACATCATCAGGAGGAGTACCACCGAGGGTAGACAGAGTCGTATCAGATGATACTAGCACCGCATCCTGTGATGCAATCTCAAGGAGGTCTGCTACCTTCTGTGCAGTGGTGTAGACGATTGCGTCTGGGTCTAGAGGTCTCGTCTCTCCCTCACCCGGACTGAATACTTGTGGCATTAGAGCCTCGCCTCCTCGTTACGGTGGCCGAGGTTGTATTCCATAGGCTTTCCGCATGAGCCACAATCGGCTCGCCATAGGAAGTGTAGCATGCCGCAGTGACCGCATCTAGTGCCTGAGCCTATGTTGAGTACGTCACCTACTTCCGAATTGCGCTTGCGCTGCTCCGATGTGATACCCGCTAGGGGTTTCGCGTCATTGTAGACATCGCCTGTCCCTAAGGCCTCAGCGAGTCTGACGTTTTCCTTCTGTGCGCGAGAGATGTCATCAAAGTCCAAAGTGCGTAACTCGAAACCCATTCATCTCCCTCACTCTCAACTCGTTGTTACTATGATGTAGAAATTCCCCAGAATCTGAACCGGGTCTGCCGATACGCAGGTGTTGAGACCTATCGCGGTATCAATCGCTGATGCGATAGTAGACGTGTTGTCTTTGAAATACTTGGGTGCGTATGGCCCAAGTATTGTAACACTCTTTGTCATCTAAGTCACCGCCTTCAAGAGCGGTTACCTATCGCCATGAACTGATAATCGCCACCAGAACCAGTGGTAAGGCTTGCCAAGTATACGTCAGTTCCATCAATGGAATTGGTAGGTTGTGCTAATGGGCTGGCTCCTACTCCATTTATCACGAACGCATCAATGCTCGCAAGCATGTCAGCGAATGCTATATGTCCACTGGCTGCGGTTGCGTTCGTTATTGTTCCTGTTACTACGGCTTTGTTGCCAAATACTGTAGGTCTTGCGTCAAAGTCTAATCCTGCTAATAATGCCATGTTCTATTCACTCCTCTTCTGTTGTTTCAGTCTCTTCCTCGACAATCTCTTCCTCGGCCTCGACCACTTCTGCTACCGGCTCAGGGGCGGGGGGATTTAGATGTTCCTCCACCATAGCCAGTAGTGCGGTCTTGGTCTTGTAGGTTCTGCCGATAGGAACGCCTCTTTCCTTTAGCCAATCCATGATGTCAGCCCTTCTCCACTCTGGGTCTGGGAGACCATCATCGCCTTGGTCTACTGTAGGAAGTTCGTCTCCTTGGACCTCGAAGTTATTACCAAAGTGGAGTCTATTCTCATCCATCCACTTCTGCGAAACCTCGACCCACGCCCCTCTAGGGAAGAGCATGTCCTTTCCAGCACTTCTGGTACTGTAATGGGGTCCAAGGAACCTTACTTGAGGCAGACTTACCACCTCAAGCGGCCAAGAATGTCAGTAGGACTATGTCGTTATCGGTTCCGATGTCCATCGTTATTTTCCCATCCTCATGAGCGATGGTAAACGCCTTGAAAGCACCGTCATACGCCTGACCGATAATGTCCTCATCGGTATCAGTGTCGTTCCATGCGGATAGTACGCACATGACGTAGTTCAAGTCACTGTCGTATGCGTTCACATCGAATGTTGTCGTTGCATTTTCGTCAGTGCATTTTACTGCTAGGGAAATCATCCTCAACTGTCCTGCTACCTTGTTGGAACTGGAGTTCGCTGCTCTGAACCCATCTAGGTGTCCGGGGTATTTCGCGTCTGCGTCCGAATGGTCTGCATATCCACTAAGCCATGCCGTGTTTGCGCTCGCCACTCCGTCTGCGCTTGGGTAGTTGTTGGGCGCTCCGTTGTGTATTCCTATGTCTAGGTATGTTTGTTCAACTGTTAGGTTACTGTGTGCCATATTTTTTTCCTCCTTTATCTCCTATATTCTCCAACATCACTTGATGTCACGAATGCTCCCTTGTCCTCCGAAGAAAGTGGTCCACACCTCTCCCATGGTTCTGTAAAGTCCTTCCTGACCTAGCCTGTTGATTGCGAACGGGTCGCCAGTCTCGATTCCCGACTCGAAGTATTGGGTCGGTATCGCGGTGCTGAAGTATAGGTAGTCTGTGTCTAGGTAATACATCCTGCTGATGCCATCTTGGTTGTAGACATCCTTGGATGGGATGATGGGGACACCGTTGTAGGTTGCCACGATGAATCCTGCTTCCATACCGGGAACACCCTTCACACCGTTGTAGGTAGGGGTGACCCTCTTCTCTTCCATGAACCTCTGCTGGCTCTGTAGTAGTTGCTGGAGCCTCATCAGAGTGTCGTAGCCTGTTAGGATGACCTTGGGGTTTCCACCACGGACCCATATCTTCTGGAACAAGTCGTCCAGATGGTCTAGGCTCAGTGTTCTGTTGGCCCCATCGGTGACCTTCGCGTTGCACTCTGCGTATGCCCACGAGTTTGCGTCATCGCTTCTGTCGATGGAGTAGATGTCCTCTCTGGTAGCCGTGTAGTGATGTCCTGCGGTCATGACCGTGGAGTCTCCGACAGTGATTCTGTCGAGGGACTCTAGGTTGTTGCCAGCCACTGTGTCCACGTCTGTGGTGAGCATTAGGTTCACCATCTCTGCGTGGTGCTTACCCATCTCTTCCTTTAGGACCGAGCGGATGTCTCCAAGACCGTCATCCTTGTCTGCTAGGAAGATTGCCACTTCGCTCATGTCGAACGAGTGGGCGATGGTCTTGGGCTTTGCAGCCACATGCTGGAAGGTGGGCTTCACTGTGTCTGGTAGGGTTGCGTTCTCACCAATACCACCGTGGACTGAGCCTGAGTTAGGCTTGTCAGTGATGACTCGCCATCCCGACCTGTCCCAAGGCTTCTTTGGTAGGATGCTGAAAGCGTTGAACTCTTGGTTCATCTGCGACCAGACTTTCCTTCCGTAGATTGCTTGGTATGTTCCTCCCGTTGAAGAGAGCATTGGGCTATCAGCCTTCAGTAGTTCACTACCACTGTAGGTGTATCCCATCGCGTTCCCAGCGCCATAATAATAGCGCTCCATGTCTGTTACTGTTCTAATATAGTCTCTTGCCATTTAATTCACCTCTTTCTCCTACCTCAGTTGCTCCTAAACGCCCTATCAGCCAAGTTGTGGACTTCACTCCACGACATTTCTGCTAGGTCTGCCGTTGAGGGAACCTCAACAGTTGGTAGGGAATCTTCACTCTTATTTAGGGGGTCACCAGATACTGGTGATGTTCCTACATTCTCGATGCGCTGAGTTAGAGCGGCGATGGACTTCTGAATCTCAGCGAGTGGTCCACGAGCATCGAAAGCAGCGGCCTCGGCCTTTGCTACCTCAGTAGTTCGCTCGTTGGAGTAGCGGGAGGAGAAGTGATGCTCTAGGTCGCCCTTGAACTCCTGCTCCATGGCTGCTGCCTTGTAGACCTCGTATGCTGCTTCTACATCCTGTGCGCTTACGCGGTCAGGAGTTAGGAAGCCCTTCTTGACTCCCTTGCCTCTGGAGAGGCCAGCAGCAGACAGGGCGTTGGTAGAGGGCTTGCCACCCTCTGACTCCCTGTTCTTGGTCTGCCCGGTCCTTTGGACCTTGTTCGACTCCATCTCTTCTGGGGTCGAACCGGCATTTGCCTTGCTGATACCATCAAAGTGAGCCCTTGCAGCGCCAGTATCTACTCCGCCGCTCTTTAGGGTGTCCTCCATCCATGATAGGTACTCTGAGGTGATGACATCAGAGAACTCGTCTCCCTTCTCGAAGGGCATTTCCTTCTCTTTTTTATCATCATCGTCACCATCATCCTTGTCCTTGGTATCCGTGTCTTTCTTGTCGTCTCCACCCTTGTCTGCGAATGGGAATCCCTTCTCCATGGAGTCGAGCCTCCCTTCTAGACGGGACAGAACGTCTGTCATCTGCGTCATTACGTTTTCATCTTCGGTCATTTTTTTCACCTTGTCTTCTTTTAGTATTCTGAATGTTGCTTCAGGATTTATTCCTTTCTCACAAATTGTGATTTCGTGTAGTTCAAGTTTGCTGATTTCTTGGTAGTCTCCATTTACTGCGTCCGATTTTCTGACTCGCTTGAATGCCTGTCCTCCGATACTGAAACCTCTAAGTGCTCCTTTTCGGATTTCGGCAGCGACTTCCTTTGCTTTCTCGATGTCGTCTCTGAGTTCTATAACCACAAACATTCCGACATCATCAACTTCGCTTTTCCACAACCTCCCTTCACTATCTGTATAATTAGGAATTACATCTCCGACTTGTATATTTGAATGCGCTAGTTGCACGTTTCTATACTTCGGGTCCTCCATAAATTTTGTAAATGCATCCTTAAGCGCTTCTTTAGTTATTTTATCTCCTTGCTTGTCAACAACTTCTACGCTCGCATACCCAGCCACAACGAGGTCTCCACCCTTGATGAGGGTAATTCCTTCCGGTTTGGCTCTGAGTGGGGATAGCACACTAATTCCCACCGTGTCTTGTCATACTACTTATATTAAGCGACAACGATTTATTCCGCCTTTACCTCTTCCTTCTCATCAGAATCGTGGTGCTGCAAGCCCTTTTTCTTTTTATGCCGCTTTATATTACGGTATGGTTTCTCAGAATCCTCAGTAGGCCTAGCCCTCATGTCATAGTCAGGCATTGACTCCTCACCCTCCAAATGAGTAGGACCCCTTGGGCTCTCAGTCAGTGACCCTACGTCTATACCCAAACCCTGAGCGCCAGTTGCGAACCCGAACTGGTTCTTCTCCAATAGGTCCAAGGCCCTCTCTATCAATTCCAACCCCCTTTCCATCTTGGGTTTGAGAATCAGGTCTTCATCATCTAGTTCCTCACTGTCTTCCTCTATCTCCTCCTGTGTTTCCTCAGATGGGATAGG